TTATAGAATACCTTTATTTAATCTTCGCTGTAGCTCTTTAACTACTAAACTTGGGTCACTAATCACACCATCAACAGGTGTTCCTAAATATCTCTGAAGTTTTCTAACTGTTTCAGGACCTAAGTAACCATCAACAGCTGCACCGATTTTACGTTGCAAGGCTCTAATCACTAAACTGCCACCTTGGCCAAACGTAATACCACTGACAATCATTTTCGTTACGTCATTCTTATATTGATCGCTAATAATACCATCTTCTACGGTACCTAATGCTTCTTGAAGACCTCTAGTTGTTATACTGCCCCATAATCCATCTACTTTTAAGTTAGCAGCGTAAAGATTTCTTCCTAAATATTTTTCTGGATTAACAGCATCCGTTTTGTTGATGTTCCAGTTTCCTTTATGCAATTCAAAGTGTAAATGTTGGCCAAATGAATGGCCCGTATTCCCCATTACACCGATAACTTGTCCTTGCTTAACATGGTCCCCAACATGAACTTTGCGTGAACCATCGCGCATATGAGCATAAACGGACTCCCATGTCTCGCCATTAATGTGATGTTCAATCATAATACACTGGCCGTAAGAACCTGATTCGTACGAACGTGTGACTTTTCCATCAGCGACCGCTTTAATTTCATGATAACCTGGTTGAGCATAATCGGTTCCATGGTGATCTGGCCTCGTATTTGATCTAAACTCACTTGTTACTCTTTTAACGCTTGGATAAATAAATGTTGCCATCTTTATCGACGCTCCTTATCTGAGAATTCTTCTCGCATTTCTTGGGTTACACTCTTATTGTCTTCACTGATACTGCTCAGTTTCTTAGATAGTCCTGGAGGTACATCTACACCAACAGCTGCTAAGTTCTCCATAATTGACAGGCCTTCATTCGCAATATAAAAAAGAACCGTTGCATAGGCAACCGTTCCATTTAATCCTAGTATTTGATCAATTACGTTCGCCAGGATAATCACAACTAATATAAGAACCTTCCTGGCATATCCAAATAAACTTTTCCTACTCCACAGATTACGGTTTTTAAAAGCCTTAAACACACCTGTGATGATATCCAGCGCCATTAATAATAGTAGTAAGTGAAGAAATTTCACTTCTCCGAATAAATAAAAAATGTGCTGCTTCTAAATAAGACAAATTAACACTTCCCATCTTTGATTCATCTCCTTATTAGTCATAAGTTTGACCTCCCTCTATATATTTGGTCATTAAAAAAGAGAGGTTATTGGCACCTCTCGTACTCCCAACGATGAATTACACTGTCATTCGTTCGGTCAATTTTTCTCTTACTAATTGTTCTAGCTGGTTAACTCCTGAATTGGCTTCATATTCATCATTTGTAACGGGGACATACCCATTCACGTTAAGTTGATTATCTGGATCCACTCCGCGGAAATGAATATTTACGGTCGGTTCTTCTCCTGTGTGCACAAATTGGATATTGTTCACTTTAATAGTTAAGCTGTTAATCATGTTTAACACCCTCCTCTAATTGATCGCATATATAGTCATAAGCAGTGGCTTGTACACCACTAAAAGCCACATCGCATTCATCCAACACCTTCTTAACGGTTTGCAGCATTCCTTGGTTATCACCCCCATCAATGACCAACTCTTCTTCAAACAATTCTTTTATTTCTTTTTGAAACGCTTCTTGGTCCTCTATTTCATACCCTTTTCCATCTTTCGTTTTTAGGGGCTCGTCATTTTCATCTTTTTCGCAAACTCTTTGGCCAATTCAATGCGTTGTTCTTCGACTTCTTTATAACGCTCACTTAGCTTTTGAATAAATTTAGTACGATGCCTTGATTGTTTGCCTTTCAAACTCAAATTAAAAAGCAGGTCAATGACCTGCCCTAGTTTAGCGTGTTTAATTTTCACCTGCATATTAAGAGGCCTCCTCTAATTGTCTAATCCGTTCTTTCATCAACTGATTCTCAATTTCTAAATAATTGAGTCGATTGTCATACTCTGTAAATTTTACTTTCATCACTTTATGCAATAATGCTGGAACGCGATCATAGTGAAACCCTTCTGGTTCAGCCCATTCATAAACGTCGCCAATTGGTTCAAAATATGGATCGCCGTTTTCATCATAGTCTTTAAACTTAACTAATCGAGGTTCTATTGGCGCTATATCATCAGCAATATAACCATAATACCCATAATGATCAGGATCTGCATTGGCCTTAGATTGATACCATACAGGCTCGGCATTATCAAAAAAGTTAAACGCGTATTCTTCTTCTAAAGGTTCAATATTCTTCTTGTATTTTCTTGCTGAAGTTGAACGTATAATGTGATGAGCCCCACTAATATATAGATTCGGACTTGAAGAAGTGGTATACGTGTCAAGCCCAGGTAAACGGAGAGAAACGTTATTACCAGAACCAATGTTAGCTCTCATGTCAACCACTCTATTTGCATTACCACCGCCAACAGCATTAAAACTAATCCAACCACCATTCATCTCGTTTGAAAAGGTGACATCATTTGATGTCGAATTAGGATAACCAAAATAACCACTACGCCCATTAGTTCTTCCATTTTTATAAAACTCTATATAAAAGTGATTTCTGCCTTCGAGTTGTAAACCGGGACCATTACTTTGCACGGCATGATTGGCATAAGAATAAACTTCATTCGCATCAAGCGTAATTCGACCACCGCGGTTTCTGATATTAAAAAAGTAACCACTGTGATAATCAACAAACCCTAAAAAGGCTTCACCCAATCCTTCATGAAGGGTGCCTAGAATGAATTCTTGTGATGTATTCGGTTCAAAATAAATACTAGATGGATTTGCACCCTGAAATGCATATTCATCGGTTACAATGGCGAGTCGATCATTATTGGTACTATCTTTAACAATCAACCCTTCATTGTTCAAGTGGATACTGGTATGACCACTACCTGCATTTTGAACAATTTCTGCCCCTTCTATATAAATACCTAGAATTTGACCAGCGTTAATCGTTCCTAAATTACCTGTGATATCCGATAAAACGGTCACAGCCCCCACTAGATTAATTTTACTAGAATTAATCGTGGTGCTTTCAGATGATAAGTTAATGGCGGATACTACATTATCTTCCCGCACTCTTAACTCAATTTCATTGGCATGTTGCGTGATCGTTGATTGCATATTACTGACATCACCTGATAACGTGTCGACAGTTGAAGCTTCCGCTTTTAATTCGATTTGATTAGCATTTTGTGTGATTTGAGTAGTGTGTTCAGATACAGTAACGTCCAGCAAACCAGCAGGTGTTGTAGCTATGCCTTGCCATCTTGCTCCGCTAATAATTCCGTCGTTATTACCTGCACTATCATATGCAATGTTACCAACACCATCATTCATTTTCCAGTATCCTACAAGGCCTGTTTCTGTACCCGTTAATTCAGAATTCATATTACTTTGGATTTGTTCTTTGGTTAAAGGGCTATCCCACACTCTAACATTTTTCATTTCCCCCATTAATATTGTTAGATCCATCACCATATGAACCTATATAGTGAATAATAGGTAAATCCGCAGTAACTCCGCCAGTATCTAAACTTCCTTTTTCTTCACCATTAAAAATGCTTTTAAATACCTTCCATCCCAGGTGTAAGATAACCAATACCAAGTGGCAGTGGATGGTAAAACATATCCTGTGTTTAATTGATGACTTGTTCCATTTGTATCTACAAAATTTGCAGAAATACCCGTGCTTACATCATCAGTCTTAAAAGGTTCAAACCAGAATTCTTTTGCTTTATTTCCATAAGCCACCATATGATTTACAAACTCAATATACTTAATATTAAACTCAACAGTGAAGGAATTAGTAGAATTGAGGTAACTTCCCACATTATTAACTTCAACATAATCATCCATACCGTCAAATCGCAATCTAGTATCCATGTTGCCCACGATGCCATCGACATAATCAGCTTCTACTTTGCTTGAAATCTCATCACTCATGACAGTTAACTCAGCACTATGATCCTGAACAGTTCCTTCTATCATATCCACCCGGCTACTGTCAGCTTTTAAAGCTATAGCATCCTGGTTTTGCCCAATAAGAGTACTATGAGTGTTTAAGTCTTGAACAACACCGTCCATATCCGTTTGATATTGTGTGACGGACACTTTGTTTAATAGTGCATTATCGACTTCCTCAATTGTATAGACATCGCCTTTATTAGCTTTGCTTACGAGTTCACCATCAACATACGTTATGTCTGCTTTATCACTTAAATCACTCGCTATTTCAGTCATTTTGTTATCATAAACGGTTTGCGCGACTGCATAATTTTGAGCATCAATTAAGGCTTGGCCAGCTGCTGCATCCGCATAACTTTCGGCTGCTGATTGAGCCTGACTTGAAACGGTATCTGCATAACTTTCAGCTGCAGTTTGGGCATCATTTGCTTGTAATTCGGCGAACGTTTTGCCATCTTCAAAAACGGTAGTATCTTTATCATCAATGGTCAGTTTATTGTAAGTGTAATCTCGAAGCTCGGCATCTTCAATTTTACTAGCTACTTGTTTTTGTAAACTACGCCAAATTGACATGACTTCTTCCTGGGTGAACTCAACATAGTCGCCCAGGACAATTTTAGTTCTAGCATGTTCTTTTATACTACCCTCAGCTGTATGAACTCTAGCTTCTAGATATAAGGCTGGATTAAACTTTTCATCTTTTACTCTGACCGTATCGCCAATAAACACTTGCTGTCCTAACTTATTCGACAAGGTAGCAATATCCGTCGTATATTCAATGGTCGCGTTCACACGCTTTTCGAGTTCATTTGTGGTGAGCGTTTCTAATCGTTCTTGCGTCATATCAGGGTCAGACGACTGTGGATGGTAAACCGCATATAAATGTTGCAGTTGACCATTAGCATTTGGCACACCCCAACGTTTTAAGGCTTCTTGATCTTCGATAAGAGCTGTTTTAACTTGGCCATCGACATCAGCTGGACTCACACCGAGTAAAGCCGTTACAACATTCGTAGATTTACTTTTCCGTTCAATGCCTAATAGATTGTGCCCAAAGGTGACTTCAAAGCCTCGCCATCTGCCAATCCGTTCTAGCATGTCGACATACCGAACAATCTTTCCATTTTCTATAGCAATTCGAAATTGCAACTCAAGATTAAACTCACTGGCTATTCTCTTTAGAAAGCTATAAGGATTGGTATGCTCTTCAATATTGAATGACCGTAAGGTTGTATGAGCTATTTTTCCAACATTCCAACCGGTTCCTTTTAAAGTTTCCGTTGTATGATATGCAGCAGTCTCTGCCGTTGTTTCTTGTGGGTCAATGATTTTTGCTTTTTTTAATCGCAAATAACTAGCTGTCGAATAAACTTGTTTTTCGTGACTGCCATTTTGATTAAGTCTTTCAATATGCTGATCAATAATAAATTCGGCAAACCCTACCTTTTTATCCGGAATCACCAAACGGTTCTGATCTTGGATATGAGTTGAAAATGCCTTATCTGAAAAGGTAATAAAATCAAACGTATCTCGGTTTGATGTTAAATTAATTCGGCGGTTATCTCGCCAGTAATTATCTTCCGTAATATAATCGAGTACTTCACCTGTTTGTTTGTCAGCTAGATGAATGAGTGATTGCAATCATGATCACCTCCTTACTTATAGGCTGGGCGATAGCGTAAAATAGCTTGAACCGCATTATCAGGTAATAAAGCTAAGGTGTTCTTACCGGGTTGTAAACTGAACGGTGTAGCGCCAAAATCTTTGAGATCATTACGCAACTCACCATTAACCCGAATTTCTGGGCTGCGTTGTTGAGTGTCTCTATGATCAAATACAATTTTGTCACCAGCGTTTGCGATATATGGAATCCCTTGGACATCATTAAGTTTATAACAGCGCATGAGGAGTACTTCCATGTCTTCTTCAGGTAAATCATAAAATTTTTGAAACGCCAATTGGATTTGGGACACTGGTTGCATCACGGCATCTGTCGTTAGGGTTCGTCTCCATTCTCTTTCAACAATTTGTCCCGTGCCATCTCTTAAATGTTGAATAATTAATGTCCATTTATTACCCTCACGAAAGACTTTTAAGCGTCCATACATATCCTCTAGCGACTTAGGCAAGGTCAAATAGTCCGTTACCATCCCGTTACCTAACTCTAATTGAACCCCAAAGTGGTCTCTCCCTTTCCACTTATCTTCGATGAACGCTCGAAAGACAATGCCATTCGTCGCATCTAACCCATACATTTCAATCCGTCCAACGGAACCCCCGCGACTTTCAGCATAGAACCGAAAACCCATATCAGCTTTAAAATCCTGGACGGTTTCTGACAAGCTGTGTTTCATAGCTGGGCCATGCCACTCCTGTTCATCCGGATTGGGAGCAGCAAAAACAGGGAAAAATCCCGTGCTGTCAAAATCCATTGAACCGTTAATATAACCTTCACCTATGACATTCGTTGATACCCAACCTGTCATGGATTCCATGCCATGATAAAACACCCGCTCTTCTTTTTGGACCGGTGTTTGTTTCACATCGACAGGTTGGCCAATCATCATAAATTCGTCTCCATTACTGACTAAAGCAAACGTGATGGGAGCTAACACATCGAGTTCAATAATCGGCTGAGTAGGATTCGTGCCTTCAACATTGATAATTGTTCCAGCTGTTGACGCTAATGGTTCAAATAATTCTTTACCGTATATATAAGGGTCAATCATAGTTAACGATAGCTCAAAACGCCCATCAGATTTAGTGATATTCTCCAAATCATAATCGCCTTCTTGAATGACATAAATTTCACGATCAGGTCGTAAATCTCTTACAATGGTCAGTGTGTCATCCGAATAGAAAATATCATAAATTTGATGCTTCAATTCATCGTATTCAAACAAACTGTTCTGTTCCAACTGCATAGATATGTCAACCGTTCGAACACCTTGCGAAGATTGCATTAATCGTGATCCATGCTTACCTGGCATTTGTAAAGTGGTCTTTTGGCTGTTTGGTGAGTGTATGTGAAACGATTCAACCCACACCCCTAATTCATGCATGTCGTATTCAGTGTTTTGTTTTCTGACTTTGAAATTTAACTCACTTTTCACATCCCTCACCTCTATTTAAACTCTTTTTCAATTGCTTCTTCTCGTTGCATATAGTCTTGAACAGGCTTCCAAATAATTTGTCCCACTTGTTGACCATCCAGAACAACATCTCCGACACCTATATCAAATTTCATTTGATTTGACACTTGATTCCTTAACGTTAAGTCAGAAGACAAATCATTTAGACGGTTATTCATGGATTCACTTACACCTACACCACTCGCATAAGCTGGTAACTGATTAATGCCTCTTAGGATTTTTGTGTTTGTTCATAGGTGAAGACCTGAGCACCACGTTTTAAATGTGGAAGAATGCCAAAACTAGTTAGCGACCATTTGTTACCTTCACGGATAAGCTCAGGCCCTTCTTCCCCAACGAGTGCGGGACCACCGGTGTGGAAGTTGGTACCATCTGCGTAAGAACTCAATAATCGACTTCGCGTATACTCAGTAACGCTCACGTTAACCTTTCGATAAACAGGTTCAGATAATGCAGCATTGATATCACTGACAGATGGTGATACATTTACATTGGCATTTTTGTTAACGTCTCTGCCAAGTTCATCTGTGAATTCAGCTGCCACTCCATTTAACTCATTAATTTTGCCTTTAGTAGACTCCAGTTTACCAATTTGTTTATCAATCTCACTGACTGCCTTACGATATTCATCTGTATTTCGCAATGCAGCTGGATATTGTTCTTGAAGCTCTTGCTTGTTTTCTTTTAGAGCTGCAATTTGTTTATCTAAAACAGATAATGTCTTCCCTTCTCGAACAGCTTGTTTAGCATTTTCATCCGTAATACCTGCTTCAAGCAAGTATTGTTCCTGAAGACGCTGTAGAGACAACTCTAACTTTCCTAGTTCTTGTTCTTTAGCTTCTAATTTTTCCTTTTGTTCAGTGTTTTGCTTACGGTAAGTGTTATACTCTTCGAATAGCTCATCTTTTGTTAGTCTCGTTAATCCTAATAAGGCTTTATTGATGGCTTTTTGCTCCATAAGTTTATTAACTGACTTATTTTGATTCTGTCGTTTGATAATTTGGGCATCTAGTTCTTGAAGTGTTTGTTCATATTGTTCACGTTTATTCGCGAGTAAGGTCTTATTGTAATTGACCAACATGTTACTAATTTCATCTTCGACTTTGCGAGTCCTGGTCAAATCTTTTTCAAGTTGATTACGCTCTTCTAATAATTTGTTTTGATTTTCGAGCTGCTGATAAAAATGGTCTTCGACTTTGCGTGTAGCCATGGTCTGCAATTCTTGATTGTATTTCTTCATTTCATCGGTCGTGCCGGCCACTTTATTCCCTTGCTCTGTGATCTTTGTTGTGGCGTTTGGCATCACTTCAACTAAATCTTGGTTTAACCCAACCATCCGGTCAAACTGTTTCGCAGATAAACCTGATTTTTCCTGCAGCTTAGCCATTTCATCTTTGATATCTTTTAACGTCTGAGGGTTATGTGTTTCATCTAATCGGTCTTGTAAATCAACATATCTCGCAAACTCATCGGTGGTTAACTTCGACTTTTGGCGAAGCTCGTCATAACTGTTAATTAACTCTTCATTACTACGATGTTGCTTCATGAGTTTATCCGCCGTCTCTAACGAGGCTTCGTCAAATTCTTTGGTTCGGCCTAACGTGGTATATAACGCAGCCCCCAATCCAACAACCCCCGCAATAGCTAACCCAATCGGACCCGCACGACTTAATAAAGCAAGTCTTGATACTAACCCGCCACTACTGGCTAGTCCAATAGCACCCGTTAATGTTTTAACAATCGAAGTTAGCCCACTAAACACTTTTAACGCTGGACCCGCAACCGCTGCAGCTCCTGCTAGAGTTAACAAAACATTGCGCGTTTCATCATCTAGTTCAACAAACCAATCCGATAACTCTTGTATTTTAGGTGTGATCTCCTGAGCAATTTCTAGTAATTCTTCACCAATAGGTTCTAATGCCTTTAAAATGCCTCTAAGTGTTCGCTGAAATTCACGGTTAACGTCTCTTCTTGAGACTTAGATAACTCATCCATAGCCCCTTGTGTGTCTGACAGTGATTCATTGACATCATCTAAGGCATAAACCGTGTCAGCCCCCATGTCTTCCCACTTTGTGCCAAACAATTCAACACCAATTTGATTGGCTTGGACTTGATCATCCATGTTTTCGAGTTCAGGAATAACGGTATTAAACAAATCTTTCGTTGTGGCTTCCCCATCTTCAAATGCTTCAAAAACCTCTTGTGTATCTTTAGACATTTGGTTAAAGGCATCTGCTGTTCGCTTAGACCCGTCTTGAGCACGTATATTAAACTCTTTCATTAAATCGTTAATGTAGTCTAAGTTATATGCTCCGTTTTGGGTACCATTGGCTAGAATCGCAAAGTATTCCCCTGCCGAAAAATTTCATACCTTGAAATAACGGGGCATATTCCGCGATATTATCAAACATCTCATTTGAATAATTGAGTCCTTCTTGCTGACCTTTCACAAATAAATCAAGAGCTTCCGTGGCTGTAATACCGAAGTTGTGCATGAGCTGATTAACCCCTCGGGTCGCTTCGCTCATATCCACCTCTGTCACTTCAGCTAGGGCTAACATATCCTTAGTGACCTTTTGTAGCTCAGATCCATTATTGATTCCTTGGATATTTTGCTTAATGAGTGCAATAGACCGTGCGACATGTTCTGGGCTATTACCAAACCCATCATCCCAAACAGCTCTAAAGTCCTCTTCAAGCTGCTTAGCTTCATCACCCGCTTCACCGACTAAGTCATTCATAAGACGAATAGAATCTTGAACATTCATAGCTGTAGCCCCGGCTGCAACTCCTACACCAGCTAATGGTAATGTTAGACCCGTTGATAAAGAATCACCGACATTATTAGCTGCTTCAGCTGTCTTATCTAATGACTGCCTGAATTTGCCCGCTTCTTTTCGAGCATCAGCCATGTCCTGCGCTTGTTGATTGAGTTCCGTTTCAGTTCGATTAATAGAATTTTGTAGTTTCTGTTCAGAAATACGCAAATCGAGTAAACGGTTGGATAGTTTATTGGCTTCATTTGAATTTTCGCCATAGACTTTTTTCGCTTTTTCGAGCTGCTTTTCCGTCTCTTGAATTTGCCTTTTGGCAATCGACTGTTGCTTACCCAAATACTCGATTCGTGATTCTAACTTTTGCGTCTCGGATGCGGTATCTTTCATTTGTTCAGACTGAAGCTTGAACTCTTTTCGAAGCTGTTTACTTTCGCCTTTCATTTCATTCATAGCTTCATTGAACTCTTTGTTAAAAACACTAAAGGTTACTTTCGTTTCAGGTTGTTTCGCCATCTTATCACCTGCCTATCATAACGGGTTATGTACCCAATTTTCATATGCCTTTTTGCTTTCATAAATTCGCTCTACATCCGGAATAGGTGAATGCCAAAAATATTGGAATCTATTCCATAGACCAAGCAGTACATGACATATCGGTCCTCCACACACTCAAATGTAATATTGGGTGGACGAACGTCTTTTATCTTGACCTACTTTTTTTAGCCGTACTTTTTTTTGAATCCTTCCGCAAACTGATTCTTATTGATGTTCATACTCGCTAATACAAGGCTCACATACGTTTGAATAATCGTAAGTGTGTCTTCGTGGTATTTTTCTAGAAAGTCATCAAAAGTAAGGTCGAGTTTTCGATTCAACCCGATAATGGCAAGATAAATTACTTTTAGGTAATTGTGAATATCAATTCCTTCAGCTGCTTCAATGCTTTCTTCTGATAACTGTTGTTGTTCAAGATCTCTTCGAACAGATTCCATGGCTGATAATTTAATGAGATCGGTTAATTGAGATCCCTTAGTAAGTCCCATTTTTTCACCCATACTTAATGAGTAGTTGGTTATGGCTGCTGGGTACCGCTTTTCATTCATGAATCGAGTTTCGTATTCACCATCGACTTCAATGACTTCCATATCTTTCAGTGTGACAATTTCAACTTTAGGCACTATTTAAGCCTCCTATCATACACAAATTAAAAAGAGCAGGGATCCCCCTACTCTTTAAGCAGTTGTTGTAACTTGTAGTTCTTGACTCAATTCTGATTCTTTTCCATCGGTTCCAATCGCCTTGACTTGATACATGTAAGAAGTCGAAGCCGTTAAACCTGTATCATCAAAACTTGCTGTCGCACTAGTCCCCACTGATGCTCCATCACGATAGATTTCATAATGATCGATTCCCTCCGTATAGCTAACAGCGTCCCACGTTAGCGTTAAGGTTGTAGCCGTCACGCTAGATGCTGCTAGGTTGGAGGGCGCATTAGGGAGTCGGAACCGATTCTACTAATGTACGATCAAACTGTTGATGCCATGTCGTTGGAATGGTTGTATCTTCAAGTTCTTCCACCATCGCTTCATAATAAAACTGTTTAAAGTCATCCGGATAAGCCGTTAATGTCAATTCCATTAACGCAACCTCATCCGCTCCGTTTTCAATCGTAAACGTAAAACCAGTCGCGCTAACACATTTAGGGAAAGCCACTAATTTCGTGTGATCTTCAAATTCATCAATCACATCAGCCGTTAAGACAAAGTGCTTCCCTTTTGAATCCTGACCATAAGAATAAACACCTGGCTTTAAGTCCTGGTTTGAAAAGCCAAAAATATCACGCATGACTTTCAGCTGAACATGAGAGGATACCGTTAAATCCATTTTTTGAGGCTTCACAATTTTATCCACCTCAACGCCCTCTTCTGTTTTAATAATCTCACGTAGTGTTGTTTCACCGCCAATAGAACCTGCAGCACCAAATTTGGTTCCATCTTGTTGGGTCCCATCGGTATCTATCATTTGAACTCCCACATTCGTAATCGTCATGGGATCAAATTTTTCAACGATTGTAGCCATTAGCTTAATTCCTCCTTCAATTTTTGATCAATTGCTTCATTCAACTCATTAAGAATGGGATTAACACTTTCTGCTAATCCTTCTTCCATAAAACGCTGTTCCATCGGATTGTGAGGACCGCGACCTTCATTCGGAAAAACTAAATAACCGAAACTTCTCGGTTTATTCGCAGCTCCGCCTTTAGCCTTAATCGTAAATCCTAAATTATGACGTTCACTTTTCCACCATTTACTATATTTTGCGTGACGTTTATTACGATCAGAAACCGGCATTCGTTCAGTAATATGACGAGCCGTGATTTCGATTCCTTGTCGATGTAACACATCATTCATGACTTGTTCCATTTGACCTGGAAGACGAGCCAATTTTTCTTCTAACGCTTGTATATCTGAATAATCAAGATTGTAACTGGTGCTCATAACTTAGCTTCCTCCTAAAATGAACGGTTACTTCATCCAAATAATCATCTGTTTCTTTAATTTCTAAACGCTGCTTAATAGTTCGGTTGAATGAAACCCCTTTAACAGGATTGATGAGAGAGATGATGTCGAGTACGTCTTGATCAACTGCTGCATTGTTTTGAGATGTATAAATGATATAAACATCTTGGAGTAATACATCATTTTTAGTGCTCTGGATATCTCCATACACCAATAGAAAAAAGTGATAATCACTCGGTATTTCGTTTTCTCCTACTTCATCTTGGAAAATCGGTAGTTTAAAGTGTTGGTTTAGTTGATCATAAATCTTTTGACTTTGTTCTTGCATATAGGCTTTAGGTTTTTCATTCATCTCTCACACCCACTTCCTGCAAATAATAGAGATAACGTTGTTGGTTATCTCGGTCCACTTCAATCACGTCATATTCAATTTGGTCAATCATTACGGTCAGCTGTGTTTTACTTATGCGCTTTAATTTAGGCGGACATAACGTTTTAACCTTGATATCAAGACTTGCCCCTTTTAGTCCGGCCATGCGGTAGTCTTCTTCTCGAGCGCTCAGCTCTTTAAAGGCTAATTTTCCTTCAGACACAAAAGCCTCGCCCGTTCGTTTTCCAACACCGTTTCTGACTGGTGTGACTCGGCCATACTCTAAAAAACCATCATTTAAGGGCTCATGAAGTGGTTTCATCTGTAGACGCTTCATAAGCTACCACCCCTTCACGAATGGATAGTTTTAAGAGTTCATGATTAAAGTTAATTTCAAATAACTCAAACACATTGTTGTAAACGTAACGCCCATAATCCAATAACAATTGTTTAGCCTTTAAATCCTCAATATAGTTGAGGTTAGTACCGGCGATTTCATCTAGATAAGCGATACCCGATTTAATAATGTCAAGTAAATCATTATCGGTACCGGCATCATCCCATGTGATATCGAGTCGACTTTTAAGTTTATCTCGTAGGGTTTGAAGTTCTTGTTCAGTCAAAAAAGTCACCCCCTACTCTGAGGATGACTCTTCTGCTGTTTGCTCCTGCAACTTCAAAATCAGTTCAATTCGTTCATCTTCATTGCTAGCTTCATCTGGGTTACCTCCGAGTTGTTGAATTAGCTCTTCTTGAGGTCCTTTATTCATTTTGCGAATATCTGTTTTAGACAGTAACTCTGACTCTTGTTTATTCGGCTTTTCAACTTTCTTAATGAAGACTCGTTTATAAGTTGGATGCTCTGTTTCTAGTTCCTGAAGACGCTCTTGAGAAGGTTCATATCCTTCGCGCGGGAATGGATCTCCTTCTTCATAAATCACTTTGTCTTTATCTGAGTCATTGGGGTCTTGGGTATCTCTAAATCGATTGTTCACTTGATAATTCATGCATGTTAACCTCCTTTAGATTAGACCGCTGGGGCCGTAGTGACAGATACCGCATCACTTAATGGTGATTCTGTTCCTTCTGTTGCAATGGCTTTAACCTGGTATTGATAAGTTGTATCTGCTGTTAAGCCTGTATCATCAAAACTTGCTGTCGTACTCGTGCCCACTGAAGCACCATCACGATAAATTTCATAATGTTCGATTCCCGCCTCATAACTGACTGCATCCCATGTAAGCGATAATGTGGTATCCGTTACATTAGATGTAGCCAGGTTGGCGGGCGCATTAGGGAGTCCCGCCAATTTGACTAATATCATAGACCTTAAATGAACTATTATCTTTAGGTCGACCATTGGCTAGCATGCGAGTAATGTAAACTGTTTCGTCTTCTAAGAAACGATATTCTTTAGAAGAAGCAATTTTACGTTCTGAACCCACACCCATGAAGTAATTCTTAGCCATACCAGCGACTAATTTTCCTTCCGGTACCGCTACCGATTCAATAATCGTTGCATCAATAGGTAGATTCGTCATAAACTGACCCGCTGCATTTCGGTATACGACATGCTCAGCTAACTTATAGTTATAGTCATTTGGATTAACAAGTAAAATCATATTACGAACTTTACGTTTACCGTTGTTTGATAAATCACCGCGGATTTTAAATAGTGACTTAACGCCAAAATCGGTTAAAGCCGTAGCTGTCTTATCCGGATAAACACCGTCTACCACCGAACCTTGTAAATCTTTAATCATGCCAATCGGCTGGTCTTTACCCGTACCAGCGACCGTTGCTTCTTCTAATGCCACCGCACTTGCTTCAACTAATACCGTGCGAACATAACGATCTAACCAACGAGGGCCTAATTCTAGCATAGCGTTTGCCACTGGTAAGAATGCTGATAGTTTATAAAGATTAGTATCAACGGTTTCAAAGCCATCATCGAGCTGCTCTTTAATAGCATCAACCAGTTTACCCCACCATGCTGGGTTTACATCACCTTTCTTTAGAACCCATTTTGTCACGCCTGTTGTATTTACAAAATTGATTAAATCTAATAAGGGATGTTCTTGTACTAATTCTTCAAATACACGATCAATAACCGTGGCTGGAACTAGTTTTTCAACTCCATCAAATCCGGCACCATCAATAACCTCGTTATAATACTCTGTTTCTTCTTTTGTTAATGCATGGATCCCGCGCTGAGCTAATACCTTTTCGTCGTTTAATTGGCTAGAAGCTAACGTTTGCGCTTCTTGTAAAATATCAGCTTGAATTCCTTCAGCTAATCCTGTTAATGCTTTAGCCATTTCGTCAGAGTCGCCACTTTCTAACGCGTTTGCGATATTCTGCTTTAACTCATTTTGCTTATTCTGTTCTCGATCTAAATTTTGAATGCCACCATTAAAAAATTGTAAATCGAGTGTTAATGGTTGAACTGTTTTCACTTTGTTTTCCTCCTTTTTGAGCATAAAATAAAACGCTTATTTGTTAAAAGCGCTTAAGAAACTTTCCAATATTTTTGTATTGTGTTCCAAACCTTGAGTTGTTGAATCGTCATGTTCATTTTTACTTCAGGTTGAGGTTGAATTTGAGCAGCATATTTAGCTAATAACTGATTCTTTGCACTCTCTTCTTCCTGCGTTTCCTCTTCTAGCTCTATATCTTCAACAATCTCATCCGCAAATCCAAAGGCTAGGCACTCTTCAGCGGTTAAAAATGTTTCTTCTTCAAGCAACTTAATGAGTTCCTTTTCTTCACCGACAAACCGATTTAAGTAACTTGCTTTCACAGGGCCAGCATCAATCTTTGATAAATCATCTGCAATTTTGCGTAATTTCTTTGCGTTCCCAGCTGCAAACGTCCATGCATTGTGTATCATCATCATTGCGTTACCTGGCATCTCAATATGATCACCGGCCATAGCAATTACCGAAGCACCACTAGCAGCTAACCCATCAATGTGAATGGTAACATTCGCCCGATGTTTCTTAAGCTGATTATGAATGGCCACTGAATCAAATACATCACCACCAGGAGAATTAATATGGACATGAATGTCATCCGCTTCTATCGCATTAATCTTGCGGCGAATCTCACGGGCGCTTGTCTCACTAAACCAACCGCCGATAGATCCATAAATAAAAATCTTGGCTGGCCCTTCTTCGCCTTGCTCGTTTTTGATTTCGAACTTCGCATTCGCATTTTTAAAACGATCAAAAATAGCTTCTAACTTTGTTGTTTAGTCATCTTTCTCACCCCCTTTCAAAAACTTTTGAATTTCTTCATAGTTTTTCGTGATAAAGTGCTGCTCTGCCCAATCTTCATTTATTGGTTCTTTGTCGATTAATCTTAAATTATCATTTACAGAATGAGCACCGCTTGATAATAGTTTTTCAAACGCACCTGCAATCGAAACGATGTCGACATACTTGATGAGAGAGGTATCGATTTTAAGATACGTTCGTTCAAGGTACTCATCTTTTGAGTAAAATTTACGGTTAATCTCGTCTTCTATAAGCTCTGCAATGGGAGCCACACAGAACATTAGAAAGTTATTTGTTTGATTTTCAACATCGGCCAAATCGCTTTTTAATAATCCTTTAGGAATGAGAAATGCCATACTGACAAAATCGAATATATCATCGACTAATGCTCGTACATCTCGGCTGGTATTACCAGAGTTAGATAATTTTTGAGTCTCATCAAACTCAATTCCTTTTTGCAAAGGAAGGACCGCTGACCCTTCAGCTGTCATGAAAGCTTTTAATTGTGCATTGAACATATCTTCAAGTTTCTTTTGCTCTTCTGCATTTTGAGCTCTCACACCCTCCATTCTTAATAGAGCTCTTAACGCATTGGAACGTTTATAATAGTTCATAGATGTTGATAACAACTTGCCATAACTAGCATACATATTATCGATCACACTCTTGATTTTTTCGTTATTGAGTTTGAAATGAAATACTTCATGTTCATAAAATGTTTTGTGTAATTGATAGTTTTTAATGACAACATTGTGATACATGTTTTCGTTTAACGCATACTCTTTCATGTCATACGAATCACAAACATAAAGCTTTTTGTTTTGCATAACGACTAAACATTCGTTATCAAAAACCAACTTGGATACAAACTCATGAAAGAACTCACTGCTATTCTGATTCTGATTGGGCTGAACATTAAATAAATAAAATTATGTCCTTTTTTCTCCTTACCTTTTTCATACGTTCTGAATTTAGATCGCACTAAGGTATTCGCAATTAAGTTGACGCAGCTCTGAACAGCCAAGTTTTTATAAAAATACTCGACTCCTAGATCCACCCAAATTTCGTCTAGTTGAAAAGAATTTTTATCACTACTTGTAAAGCCAAATAATTCTTTAATCCCCAAGCTCTCACCCCCTTTTAAAAGATTAACGTTGGCATTGGTTCAAATGGAACATACTCTTCTAACTCGTCATCCAATACAAGTGCATGAGTCCAGGCGAAAAAGCCATCCGTTTTTCGTTTATCTTTTTCAATTTTGCAATACTCCATGTTGCCGTTCCCTTTCTCGTCTTTATAAACATTGCCGACGTACCACCGCATCATCGGATCGTCACCAAAAACGATATTATGATTAATGAACATATCATCAATCATTGGCGATAACATAGCGTGTGTCACAGGTCCTCGCCTTACAATCTCAACTTCAAACCCGCTTCCTCGAACTTAGGTTTTAAGATTGATGCGCGGAATTTATCCATGGCCACTTTTTTAATATGGAACGTTTGTAATTGATCAATGAACCAGTTAACAACTCTGTCTGGGTCTATCGATTTCTCGTTATGGATAATCGTACATAGACCTTTTTCTTTCGCGAGGTCTATGATTTCAGGATTAATATCTTGAAGCTTTAACGCTAAATGATGAATGAACGTATGTTGTCGCCAATACCTCTTGCCATTAGCTTTAAATAACACACCTACTGAACAGAAGTCACGAACATCCGCAAAGTCAACTCCACCTACAGCATCAATACCTTGTATGTTATCCGGAAACGGCTGGTCTGTTGCCAACACATCTTCATAAGCAGCCACTTGCTTCTTAACGTCTTCTTGAGGAAGGTTCATTCGCTTTGTCATAAATTCGATTCGCAGCTGCGCGTTAATCTGCATATCATGATATTCTTGCTGCATTTCATGTTGTAGATCTTCGTTATAAGGATATGACGGATTTGCTTTTGGCCATTTTGTTAAATCATCCACTTCTGATTCATCGTCTAATTTACAAATGAACGGAAACAACGTTGATTTAGGCAACTCTTTATTCAACACCATTTTAGCTTCAGCTTTTAAGTCATCTAATACACCGCCTCGAACATAACCATCCGTTGTGATGTAAAACGTTCGGGGGTCTTTCTTCTTACCTAAACCAGAGGTAAACACTTTAACGTTACTGTAATCGCCATACTCATGTATTTCATCAAAAATAACAGCACCGCTTCGTTTACCATCTTTTGTTCGTGCATTGGACGTATTGTATTCTAATTTTGATTTCGTTTTACGATGTTGAATAAGCATCTTGGACCAGTAAAAAATCTTTTTCATCTTTTCCTGACGTTTAGGCTCATCCAAAACATTGTATACGTCTTCAAAGGAGGTTTTTGCCTGCTTTTCTGAAGTGGCCACAATATCAATATCATAATTCTTAATTCCATGGTGACCACTCATCATGTAAAACGAGTTATAAGAAATGTATCCATTCTTCCCGGCCCCACGTCCAATTTCAATCAAAAACCGGTTAAACATTAACCGGCCATCATCATACCTGACACCATATATGAAAGCATTACAAAAACGCTGCCAGGCATATAGCTCGAATGGAAAATAAGGTTTTGGTTTCTCAACCGACTGTTCGATAGCTTCGGCATCTATGACAACACCTGGTTGATCAAGCTTCCACCTCAAAAATGACATCAATTGTTTTTGTTCTTGACAGGCCTCGATTTCCCCCTGCTCAACCATCTGCATATAATCATCGATGTAAGGATGATACTTAGATGTCTTCTGGTTCATCGTCATCGTCTACTTCTTTTATAAAATTAAGCAAGTCAAACAATTTTTCCATATGCAGCTGTATATCGATTCATCGTTGTGTTGTAAGATTTCTGAGCAGGATTTTCAATCAACATCTTTTGAGATCCATTTTTATAAGTATAAGTTGGACCTTTAGTTTTAATCGTGTCTTCCAGTATTTCTAATTGAATTGTCATGAATGCAATTCGTTCGATTAATTCTTTGGCCACTTCTCGTTTAGATTCAGGCAAATCAATAAAACGGAATTTAAGCGGTCAATCTCCTCTTGAACCATTTCACTTTGTTTCGTTTTTGATGGCTTCGGCATAACCCCCACCCCCCTCTCATGTGCGCGCGAGGCAAAATATTTTTTCCGTTAGCCCTCCCCGTTTCGACGTTCCCCAATAAATCGCGAAAAGTTTTGACCGGGGGGGCATAAAAATTCACCAGCGCTCTTCACTGATGAATTTGGGTTTCTTTTTCGTATATATTTTTCTAAACGTTCATGCTCTTTATTATGACATTTAATACAAATACCTTCACAATTGTCTTCAACTAAAGCTAACTCTGGATGCTTCTTCACTTCTTTAATATGGTGAACGTTTTGTGCTGGTGAAACTCTGCCCTGTCGTTTGCACTCCTGACATTCGTAGTTATCACGTTCTAAAACATTAATCCTTAATGAACGCCAAGCTTTAGATTGATAGAATCTTACGAGTTTATCTTCTAAGATTAGTTGTTTAATTAATTTTAAATCCATCTAATCACCACATAAAAAAGACACCTCATTGAGAGATGCCTTTAACTTTGTTCATTAGTAAATAATCTACTATTGACTTCCTTTAATCTTTCATATGCTTCTTTGTCCTGCAGAATTTTATAAAATTCAATAGTTTTTCTCTCTGCAAGGTTTCTGTTTTCTATGCTAATTTCATCATTAAGTGGAATTTGACTTGTTATATAATTATCTACTAATTCAGTAAGAGGTTCACCAATTGCTCTTTTAAAATTAAAACCAAGTAATTGAAGGATTTTAAATGTTCTATCAGACAGTAAAGGTTTCATCATTTCTAAGTCCTTTTCCATCTTCTCAGCTTTATGTTCATCGGATTGCTGATGAACTAAATTTTCAATTAAAGGCATTAAATTGTTTGAGATATAATCAATATCATCTTCCGAAATTTTTTTTTTTCTCAATCAATTCCTCTTCATAAGCTCTTGATATTGTAACTAATTCATTTTATCTGAGATTAGATCGTTAATTATTCCTTCTAAATACTTAATCGTTTGGTCTTTTTCTTTTGTTGCTTTCGCTTGATTAATACGATCCATAATTGTAGGAATAGTATTGTTTGCGACAACGCTTCCTAATCTGGTGCTTAAATCTACGATAGTCGGATCAATTGCCATAATTACACCTCCCTTCCTTACGGTGTAATTCGACAAAAGCTAGGTGTTTCCTTCCTAATTAACAAAAACACCCACACAGTGTATGGGTGTTAATCTGGCTAACTGCAAGGCAATTACAGTTAGTGTTTAGGGGAATACAGTTAACAAATCTAATAACATCAAATTTTGTCATAATTATTTGATACTACTATAGTAACACCTTTTGACTGACATGTAACTGACACGTTTATGACATGAACTACTAGCCGTTAAACTTAATACTGTCAACACCAAACATCAAGGCTGACAAGGTTTCGCAAGCTTTATTTACATCACGATAAACGGTTCTTTCATCGATAAAGTGACATGTCGCAATTTCTTTTGCCGTTTTTTCCTTATCTGAGATATACAGCTGATGGATGATATCATAACGACGTTTGACTTCTGGCTTAATCGACCGTTCACAAATAAGTTTATAAACGTCCAACATTTCATTAATGAAGTTCACCATAATTAATGTCCGTTCTTTGCTGCGTTTAATGGCTTCAATAGCATGCTCATCCGCTTCAAGTTCTGCAATGATATCCTTAGGCTTCTCTAATTCTATTAAATCCTGTTTAACATCACGACAATGCAAGATAAACATTCGATAGTTTCTAAGTAATAATTTAATATTTCTGAGGCGACGATCATGTTTATCCTTCTGTTGTTTAGATTCTTGTTCTCGGTAAGCTTTAATAGCTTCTTGAGAGGCTGTTTCTGTTATTAATTTCAGTTGCTTTTCAGTAATATGCATGGTTACACCTCATCTTTCTGTTTATAACCCTTGTTAACCGCTTCATCCCTTTATGTTTTTTGCTTGACCGTAATAAGCTTCGAGTTCTTTGTGTTTAGCTATTCGCCATTCACGCCCTTTGGCTGTATAATCCGCAACGTTATGACAGGTTCCTGTATTGACAGATGGACCGCAAAGGAGAACAATATTAGCTGGATCGTCACCACGACCACCTTGACTTGCTTGAATTAAATGAGCCATTTCAAATGACCAGGCACTTGTGGTTCCGCAACGTTCGCACTTTCCTTGTGATCTCCTTTTCACTTCTTTTCTAACCTTTTGAGTAATCCGTGTTTTTTGACTCCGCTTCTGTTTGTATCGCTTTCCTATTTGCTGTTCTTTGGTATACATGTCATCATCCTTTGTGACGTTCTTGAATCGCTTGTAGGCGTTCTTGTTGAGGAATACTTTTATAACATGGCCAACATAAAACTTCATCACGAAATTTTATTTTATAAACCTTGTTCACTAAGTCTTTATCACATCTTGAACAGTTCATCGTGATCCACCTTTAGATGACTCTTCTTTGTAAATCGTCTCGTACTCGGCATTTATAAGAACGGACTTCCTGATTCTTTTTAATGTTTCGAATGGTGCCTATGGATTGATTCAGTTGATTTATATGAGGGTTCATTTTCTTAATGACCTTCAAACACTCATGAAGTAATTCATTTTCGTTTTTTAATTGTCGGCGTTTCATTCGTACTTCCTTAACTTCTTTAGATAAACTATAACCTTCGCTTGCATTGAAATTGCTAAACTCTGTTACATGTAATAAATCTAGTTGTTCTTGTTCTAATTCAACAATAGCCGCTTCATTTTGTTCATAGCGTTTTAGGTACCTCTTGTAATACATCTCTTATCCATGTCATAGTTTGCTCTACATCTTTGAACATACGATCATCCCTTCATTCCCACTAACCAATAAGGCGGTACGGGTAATACTTGGTCAACTGGTATCCATAAATGCAAACAGTTAGGGTGGTTGTTTATGTAGTTGTTCTTAGGTGGATGCAGCTGCATAACCGCTTCATGTTCTTCAAAAATAAATCTTTAAGTTGATTCATTGTATCCCAACTCGGAACCATTTGGTGATGACTAATCGACACATGTTCCCATCCTTCTCCGTTAGATGCGATGACAGTGTATCGCTCACCATTGATTTTCAATTTAAATGCTCCGTTATAGCTATTTCCCCAGTGGCCCATGAGTGGATAACGATAAGGATCTAAATGCTTTAAGTTTCTCAATTGACTGTCCCCCTTTTAATCAAAATACGAGTAGTTCACGTTTTAGCTTCTAGTACAGCTTGATATTTAACTTTAATGTCGCATTGAGAAGTCCAACTAATGTTGTCGATAGACAGTACCCGGTAAATATAATAAACATCAGCAATCTTTATCCAAACATGTTTATTAATTTCAGGAAGCGGGTGACCTGCTGGAATAATGGATTGTCTGGTAACTGTTGGCATTGAACTACCTCCCGAGTTTATATGAACACAATATAACTAAATTGATTCGGCTGACTCATGAATGTTTTAATAGCAACAAGCTGTTCTCCATCTTGGTTTTGATAATGTATCTCTTGGACGTAGATTTTCAATATTTACTCCCCTTTTCCAACAAACCTTATTAAACCAAATCATAGTTCTAATTAACTATATAAAAATGTTAAGCTTATAGTATTGTCCCCACAGGGTATGATCGAGGTGTTGATGATTCAACTAAATCTATATGAGCAAATTATCGACTTACGTAAAGAAATGGTGAGAACTGGTCTTGAAAAAGGATTAACTCATCATGAAACGCTAAAGTTAAGTCAAAAGTTAGACGTCTTAATTTATCAATACTTGAATAAAAATAAAGAATAGTATTGATACAGTTTTAATCGGTTACTAATCCACCCTAGTAGCTCTCAATTAAAACATAACTCTTTTTCCTTGTGGGGAATTCTTTTAAAAACATTCATACAAATGTATTGTCATCTTTTGATATTTGAGCATATATATAGCTGAGGTTGAACTCCTCATCATGTATTTGGTTAATAGGTATATCCTTCAGTCTGCCTACAAGGCTCTCTTGATATGAAGGGAGCCTTATTTAATTTTCACAATTTCATACATATCATTATTAGGATTTGTAACACTATAGATGTATGAATTATTAGGATTTGTAACACTATAGATGTATGAGAGGTGATTTAAAATGAATCAATACCCCAAATTATCTGATCAAATGAACCAACAACTTCTTGAAGCACGGGAATATAAATTACAACTGTGGACCGAATATGTCCTATTTGATTGGCATTGGTGGTTAGGTGTTATATTAACCATTGGCCCTATACTTGTATGGATTATGTTCCATAAGCGTAATGAAAGAAAAAGCTTATTATTAGCTGGTTTAACAACCGCCATATTAGCAGCTGCAATTGATACTTCAGGTCAATTTTTTGGTTGGTATGACTACAGATACGACGTTCCCCATGGCTCCGAATTACGTTCCCTGGGACTTTGTGTTAATTCCTATTTCAGTGATGTTTACCATTCAGTTATTCAGGAATATTAATGCTTATTTAAAAGGGGCTATATATTCTGTAATCGTAGCCTTTACAGTACTTCCCATTTTAAGCAGCATTGATATTTTATGTTTTAAATAATTGGAATTATTTTTATTCGTTTATAGCGTTGTTTAGCATTTATGTTATTGCATATTTAGCTAGTCAAATTAAAAATACGAAATAATTTTAATCGCCTCTTTACAACCACTTATATATTTTTCGAATGTACTTAGTCCTAGTTCATTAGTTTTATGTGGACTGATAGAGTTAATCTTTCTAATACAGTTCAAATAAATTTTGCTGATAATACCCTGTTTCAGCAGCAATAGGATTTATCCATAAAACTTCTTCACGTTTAGCTCCTGCTTCAGCCAAAACTTGCAACGTTTCTTTATGCCAACCTTCTAAGTAATCATTGTATAAATCGTGATTATATCCAGACAAAATAACTGGACCCGGATGTTGATTTAGTAAACTTAATAATTCAATGTGACCTTTAGTGTCCATTTCATGTTTATAATGTCTTTTGGTTCGAGTCTCAAGAACATATGGTGGATCTGCATATATGAGTACGTCTTCTCTTCGGTACCGTTCCAGTAACTTCTCAGCTGGTTGATTCTCAATCTGCGCTTGTTTCAGACGCTCAGCCACTATCAATATCTTTTGAGAAAGCTTGTTCCAATCTGCTGCAGTATCTGGTCCATTTGAACTTATTAAGCTTCTCCATCCTGTACGGTCGCTTGTCTTCGCCCCTATCGCTTGCCAACAACGAATTAAAAAGCGTCTAGCGTCTTCTAATGAGTCACCTGTATGATCGTTATAAGACGTGTAATACTCTTCACGCGATAAAGGTGTAAAACTAATTTGTCTGGCTAACTCTTCCGGATTATCACGAATCATTTTAAATAAATTGACCACACTCGAATCTAAGTCATTAATCGTTTCAATCTTGCTTTTAGGCTTATTAAAGAATACGGCTCCTGATCCAAAGAACGGTTCTAAATATGTTTTATGTTCTGGCATATGGCTAATAATCCAACTGGCCATGCTCCATTTGCTACCTGGATAATGTAATATTCGTGGTACTGTCATTGTTTCAACTCCTATGCCTTCTCTCTTAAAAACTTTCTATAGCAGTCCTCACATAGATGACCACCAGCATAATCAGCACGTTTGGTTTTACACTCGACACACTGTTTTACATCGGTTTTACTCAATATTATCACCTCTATTTTTTAGAGCCTTGTAAATATAAACAAATGCCTGCTAGTACACTGACACTTACGACAGCTGTTAACATTCTAGTTGCCCCTTCCGTTCTCAAATTAAGTTAAAAAATGCCTCTGTTTCTTGGTGCGATTTGATTCGATAACCACTGGTCCATAACCAACACAATGATTTCGACCGTATCTCGCTTTAACCGCTTCGCTATATCGTTAACAGACCACTCTTCTTTCCACATGTCTTTAAACTGTGTTAACTCCTGATCCGTAAAATCTAAATTATAATCACCTAATGCGATATGAATACTCACTGGCTGACCGACCCTTTAGTTTTATACTGTTTTACAAACTGTTCTAACTCGGCTCGTTTATTAGCCTTTTCTTCGTCAGACATTTGTTCTTTAGGTTCTTGTGGCTTAGGTTTTCGTTTTTCTTCTTCAAACCATTTGGGTAATGGTGCAGAAGCGGCTTTTCGATTAGATTTGTTAGATTGATAGTTTTCAAACTCGACTTCTTCAGCTTGAGCTTGCTCGACTGTATTAATGTTTTTACGGTTCCAGTCTCTTAAAATTCTCTGAGCATAACCCCAAGATGGTTTACCGCGTAATATGGCCCGCTTCATCGCTTCAATGACTAACGATTCATTGGTGTCCTTAATCCAAGTTAAAATTGATTCTTGTTCAAAAGGACTTGGAAGACCGATGTTATGTTGGTAAAAAACAATGGCATCATCAGAAGACGGAGTTGAAGTAGTTGGCGTGTCTTCTTCTACTTCTTCTTCTTGTTGTTTTCTTCTTCTTTTTCTTCTTCTTCTTCTTTTTCTTGTCCCCTTATCGTAACCGTATCGTCTGACGTATCGTAAAAAGGCTGATGTAGTGCCACTTCGTCAGTGATTTTAGTATTTTCTTCGTCTAATCCAGTTGACGTATCGTTAATATCATTCACCGTGTCGTTATACGAGTCGTAAAAGAATTTTATCTCCGGTTTTTGAATATGTTCACCAACGATAGGGATGAGACTTTTATCTTTTATCTCTTTTAATTCAGCTTTTACACAATCCAAAATGGGTTTGCCTCCACGATTTAGGTTATATTTTCCCCAGTTGATTAAGGCGATCTCCCTGGTCTCAGGATTATAAATCACACGCTTGTGAACATGTATAAATCGGTGTAAAAGAGAATTAATACTTTCAGGTGAATAGCCTAGATCAAACGCCATTTGTTTTTTTGTAATTTGATAGATTCCTATTTGGGTCGTTTTAGGATTGGTGAGTAAATATAAATAGAAAAACTTATCCTCTGGTGTCATTTCCTCTACTACCGTTGCATCATTCCAAAATCAGTATGAACCATTCTAAATTTAGCCATGATTATGACCTCCTGTGCGTTGTGCTAACTATTGCAATCAATTCCATTGTTGTTTAAACTAATTCATGCAAGACTCTATTTTGTCCTGCTCTCACCTGAGAGAGCAGGATTTTTATGTTTAAGCGATAATATGAACGTCTCCGGTTTCAATTTCAGTCTTTAACTGTTCCTCAAAATAATGTCTAATGAGATTCATCGCTTCTAACTTCCAGGCTCCACCATCCGCTTCAAATAAAGCACATGACGGTCCATTTTGCATACGGAAGACAAAATCACTAACCGGTTGTTTAATTTCAACAAATGTACGATAAGGGGCTAATGAAACTGGGTTAGGTACTTTGACATTTCCTACAGTTGCAACTCCTGTTTGGCTGTAACAGCTTGTGATACACCGTCATCTCCCATTGATCGGACCGCTTCTTCCTTGATATTTCCAACAATTTTGAGCATGATATCTCGATGGTCATTTCGTACAAAGCAAGATTGAAGCTTAATGTTAATCTCTTCTGTATCATAGAAGTGATCAAAACGGAATCGAGGTAATAAGGCCTGAGCATGTAACCATTGTTCACGGTTCAAGTTAGCGTTAACTTGTGAAAATACATAAACGTCAGTCGGACTCTCAATATGAATCATTAGCTTGTCCTTAGTATCAAAATGTGACTGAATATAGTTCACCACGCTGCTTAAGCTATTAACCGTTAACATATCCGGTGTTGGTTCTTTGAGTAAATGAAGCGGTTGATCGGAATACACTTGATCATTCTCTTTATGAATCGTGGCTTCTTTTAATCCCAATAAGTACTCTAATGCATCTTTAATCATTGATAACCTCTCCTTTGTCTTGAGTAAATTCGGTAAAAAGTCCGTCTTTCTCATATCTCCCCTCCTTTCATTGCGTACCAAATATAGAAGATGTATAATAAACTAAGTTACTTTTACAGGTGGGCGCGATGAAAAACCTCTGACAATGTTTCATCGCTCTCGCCATCCCCTTTTAATTCACCATAAAGTGATTCCAAATCGCTTAACGCACCTTTATCGTGTCGTGAAGGTACTCAATAGAATGCGAATTCTGATGTTCTTCTAATCCAGCCATAATGGTTTCTAGATCATGTGCATAGGAATGAACTTGCTGGTGTAGGATTTCTAATTTTTTGGCAAGCGATACTTGTTGGTTTTGAGCCAATGTTATTCTCCTTTCTAGATTAATTTCAGCTGGTTTCCGTCCCGTTCTCTTTCCATAATCGGCACAATGCCTTTTTCTTCTTTTAACGCGTTATAAATGAACATTCGCCCTTTCTGGGTCCAGTACATATGGCGCTTCGATGTTTCCTCATCAATAATGTGCGTTTTAGATCCGGTGTAACCTTTGTTTTGAAATTTATAATACAAATGCCAGGAACCACCCTGTTTATATTGAATACCTAATTCACTTAGCACTTTATTAAGAGTAGGAGCTCCCCAACCGTAATCTTTTGCGATATCTGTAGCGGACATGAGAGATTTGGTTTGTAGCACATGGTCTGTATAAGTGGCTTTCGGTTTAAGTTCTTGATTTTCAATTTCTAACCGCTCCTTCTCTTCATATTCCTCAATCCATTTGCGAGCTCGTTCTTTTGGATCATCAATCATATATGAAGGTTGATGTCTCGATTGAAGCTGATTTTCCATTTCTTGAAATTTCTTTGTATATGCTGCAGTAAATAAAACACCTTTTTGACCCGTCATTTTGTTGGCGACCATATCGCATCCAATTTTAGTTAAATAATAATGAGGTCTAACCTTTCCTTGCTTATCTGTGTAGTAACTTTCTATGAAGTAATCCTGTGGGCTCAAATTTGAGCCGGCTAATATTTTGCAATATCTAGAAATGTCCCGAATCAAATTCTTATGCTGTTTATCCACCATCATTGCAACTTCACGACTATCAACTAGGAAACGTCCATCTTTCGTCACAAGTGTTAAGTCACTCATTTAAGTTCTCCTTCCTTTAGAACATATTGTGCCCTTGTTTCAGCCTTGCCACGGTAAGTGGCATCATAACCAGATTCTTTTAAGCTTTGGATTAAATGTTTTTTCTACAACCTCACAATGAATCATTGCATCTTTTCCGCGTTCGTCCTGCATATCTTTTAGTGCCTTGGCAATCCCTCTAATATTTGATGCTAGTAATAAATCATTCATATTTATGCTCCTAACACGATTAGAAATAAAGTCATAAGTGGAAAGAAAACTATTGCTCCCAATATTGGTAACAAATACACCCATAACGGAAAATCTTTATAATCCTCGACAAACTCTTTTAAAGTTTCATTCATTTAATGACCCTCCTTGTAGGATTTTCTTCCTAATTGTCGAATGACATATATAGGAAGGGGGTGTGAGAAATGTATAAATACTATTACTTCTACGACTTCAAAGATCGGTATGATCGACATGAGGTTCATGACGAAGACTGTTTTAGACTTCCTAACAAAGAAAACAGAACATACATTGGTATATTTAAAAATTGTGAGGACGCTATTCAACAAGCCAAAAGAGATTATCCTCACAGAAAATTCGATGGTTGTTATCATTGTTCTCGTGAATGTCACAATGGATAAGTTAGTAGGTAGCCCGTCTGCTAGGCGGGTTACTTAATAACTCCATCTGTATAAAAAAAGGTTTTTGACGTGTTCTTTTGCTCGAATTACTAACTCATCAAATTCTTGTTGGGAAAGATTTTCTCTACGAATGAAGTCCGTTAAGTGGTTAGTGAACTTAGCTTCTTGTTCTTGTTTTATCTGAACCTTCGGCATCTTATTTACTCCTTTCTACACCAACACTTTAAGTGTCAATAATTTAACTCGGTTATACATACGCTTAGCCATAACATCTTTTTCTAGATCATAAGCTTCTTCAATATCACGTTTTAATAACTCGAAACGTTCAAATTTCATCTGTTCACTGTCCATTGATTGAATGTCCTCAATTCGATTTAAAATACGATTCCACTCTGGCCAAGTCATTTTTGAATATCTAGGCATGCTCTCACCTACCTTTCAAATAGTCCTCTCTTTGCTAAAATGGTTTTTAGGAAGGAGGTGTTTTGTTATGAATAATGTCAAAATCACTTTTAGCAATAATGAAGCAATTACTGTTTACGAAGGAGGTATCCTAATTCCTATTAAAAAAGTAAATAATGAAGGCACATCACTAAGTGAACCTGTTGAGTTATGGTCACATACACATGATGGCTTGATTCCTTGTTTGACTGAATTGTTTTCTAACTCTTTATTTTTCTTTGAAGCAGACAATAAGAATAAAGTTTACAGTGTGTCTGCGATAGTTAAACTTGAAGTGGTTTGATAAGGTTAAGGCGACTTGATTAGTAAGTCGTCTTTTTCTTTTTCGTATTTATCACTAATTCGATTTAACAACGAGACAAGTACTTGGTCATCTATCCAAATTGCTTTTCTTTTCTCAGAATTTAGAAGCGTTTTTACTTGTCCGTAAGTTTTACACTGGCTTTCTATGGTACTGATAATTGATTGCTCTACCTGGGCGAAGTGGTGGTTGATCAATTTTTTATTTAGAAGGTCAGTCAATTACTACACCTACCTTTCATTACGATTTATCCAGTAATTAACCAAAAATTAAACCCAAATTAATGTACCTAGTAAGCCACTAAGGTAATATGATATTGTTGACATGGTTTTCACCTACCTTTCCTATTCTTCTAACCATTCAAGTAAAAATTGAGTCGTTTTCTTTGCTGGGAAGTACCATTTTCCCCCTATCTTTTTCTTAGGAAATTCAGGGTTATGGAAAAATAATTTTTGTATTGTGCTCCAACTCATGCATGTACGTCTTGTTAATTCGTGTTTGTCCCATAGAACTAAATCAAATTCGGCATTTTTTAACCGTTTACGAATTTCTTCTTGGGCCAATTCTTCAACTACCTTCCCGTCAACTTTTACTTCTAACAACTATTTCACCTACCTTTCATAGCAACGTTTTACTAATCACAACATTTTTTTACAGCATTTTTCGCCATTTTAGTTAAAAAGAAGAGCGCTAATGCGCTGCCAAAGATACTTAATATTTAGTTAGTTCCCGTTCGGGAACAATTCGTTCAAAAAATACCCGCTTCACTATGAGGAATATTTAATATAGTTAATATTACAGAAAATTCTTCTACACTTATTTTTATAATTCCATTTTCTTTTTTATGGTAGGTTGCCCTTGTAATGCCAAGTGCGTCAGCGATCTTTTCTTGAGAAATCTTTCTAGATAAACGTTCATATCTCAAACGTTGTAAGTTGAACCTCACTATGAATCACCTCCATCTGTTGTTTCTTATTCTATTTTAGTTGTTCCCGTTTGTCAACAAAATAATCAAAAAACATTTTATTGTTTCCTTATGGGAACTATGTTAATATATTCTTTAAAAAGGAGTGTTAAGATGAATACGTCAGAAGAAGTAATAAGAATAATAAAAATTAAGAAAGGAACGAGGTTTATCTGTTGAAGAACTATCTAGAAGGGTAGGTATTGCAAAATCAACTCAATCCAGATACGAAAGTGGACAAAGAAAGTTTCCGATTAATGATATAGGTAAATATGCAGAAGTTTTAAATACATCAACAGAACATTTACTAGGAATTGATAAGCCAAATAACATCTACCCTGAATCACCAAGAACTTTAGCAATACCAATACTCGGTAAAATTGCTTGCGGTGATCCCATTACAGCAGAGGAAAATATAAAAGGTTATACATATGAATCTCCTGAAAACCTTCCAAAAGGAAACTTATTTTGTTTAGAAGCTACAGGTGATTCCATGTATCCCACCGTTCCTAATGGATCATTAGTAACCATCAGAGAACAGGCAACAGTTGAGTCAGGAGAAATTGCAGCTGTGTTAATTAATGGAAACGAAGAAGCAGTCCTTAAACGCATTAAAAAACACGGCGAAACCGTTTTTTTAATATCTGATAATACAAACTACGACCCTATTTTAGTAACTGAAGAAAATCCCGCTAAAATTATAGGAAAAGCTGTTAGAGTTATCAAAAATCTATAAAGGGAGGAATATACAATGGGAATAAGTTTGCGTGAATATAAGAAAGGAATGTGGGAGTACCGAGTCATATACAAAGACCCCATATCTAACAAACAAAAGGAACGGTCAAAGCGTGGTTTTACTGGGAAAACTATAGCTCGACAAGCTGCACAAGAAGTTGAGAAACAATTAATGAATAACTTTGAGTTGGCTAGTAGTGATATTCAATTTAAACATTACCTTAAAGATTGGTTATTAGAATATAAAAGATGTAGTTCGTAAAAACACTTATGAACTACACCAAAGAAATATTGACAAACATATTATACCTTACTTTAAAAATATCAAATTAAAAGACATAAAGCCAACTTTATATCAAAAGTTTTTAAATCACTTATATGACCAAGGATATTCTAAACGGACAATAGAAATTGTGCATGGCACAGCACGAAACTCTTTGGAAAAAGCATATCACCTAAATATGGTTGAAAGAAATCCAACTATTGGAGCAGTAATTAAAGGGAAGAAAAAAGAGAAATCAATTAAATTTATTGATTCCTACGATATCCCTTTATTTTTGAAGACAGCCAGACAGTATGGTTATACTTATTGGATTTTCTATTACTTTATGATTGAAACAGGAGTTCGTAAAGGGGAAGCAGCAGCCATTCAATGGACTGATATTAACTTTAAAGAGTCTACAGTTACCATTAATAAAACGTTAGACTTCCAAGCTAACTCAGATGGAGAATTATTCGGAGATCCTAAAACTTATAAATCTAAACGCACAATAACAATAAGAAAAAACTTAATGGACAAATTAAAGTTTCATCTTAAATGGCAAAATGAAAATAAAACACAGCTGGACGATCAATATAAACATGATTTGAATTTAGTCTTTTGTAGAGAAGATGGTAGCCACTTACCAAAAAGTTCTTTGTTTAATTCATTTAGACGTATTTTAAAGCAAGCTGGACTACCCACCTTACCAATTCACTCTTTAAGACACACACACGTTGTCTTGCTCTTAGAAGCTGGATGGGATATGAAGTCCATTCAAGAACGAGTAGGTCACGGTAGCTATCAGATTACAGCTGATGTCTATTCTCACATCTCTAAACGATTAGATGAGAAAGAAATGAATAAATTCGAAAACCATATGAATGATATTTTGGGAGATTAA